GCTTCGGGGGTGATAGGGGTATTTAAGGATAATTTAGCCGTAGCTCCTGCGGAGGTTGGACCCTTCATTCTAATCCCAATAAGCTCCAATAGTTTTTTTACATTCCGTCGAGTTCTGGCTGTAGGTAAAAAGTTTTCATTGGCTAATGCATCAGCTTTAAAAGAAAGGACTGAGCCCATATAGGCAACTAGCTCTGTAAACATCATTCCGAAATCAGATTCAGCGATGTTCTGATAATCGTCTGTGTAAGCTGCTTGAATATACGCAACTAAGGAATCACGCAAGGTGCCGAAATCAGTAGAGGCGTAATTAATTAAAGCTTTTTTCTGCGTATCGCTGAGATTAGAAGGTAAAAGTTTCTGGAAATCGGATTTAGCAGAAATAAAAGGGATGTCGGGAGGTAAGTTATAATCTTGTGTTGTCATAGGTTAACTGCAATTTGAGCTTGCTCATTAGAATTTATAGGAGAAATAACCAAGGTTATTTTTATGCCTGGAAGGCCAAGCCCCTGCACATTATCGCCATCCATAACCTGTAAGTTTAAAATACGGACTTGCGGAAGATACTGAGCGAACCCTGTGTAAATTTCGTTTTCGATATTTAAAATTAGATCAGGAGTTATGGGCTCAAACAAGAACCGCTTTAAAGATAATCCAAAGTTAGGAAGCATCACGCGCTCTCCTCGTTCCGTTTTTACAAACTGACGAACCATACTTTTAATTAAGTCCATGCCTCGGGCTTTTAGGAAGATATTAGGGGATACCTCTTCCTTTTTCGAAAGAGGGAAACATACCCCCAAAATAGGAGACAAGCTACCTTCACCAGTGGCTTCTTTCTTCGCCGTCTCTCCAGGAATAACCCCATAAATTGTAGTAGACTCAATACTCATAATTTAATATTTTTGAAAAATCCTTTCTGTGCTTCATAATTTTTACGGACCTCCTTAATAGTTAGAGGCCGAGAGTAAAATTTTAAACTTCCCACATGGCCGTTTAGCCCACTAGAAATGCCATGCCTAGTTCCCATAAACCCTCCCTCTATTGGGAGAGTTTCGTATGTATCATCGGGAGCAACCCCTTCGTAAACAGAAGAAGGGGTGATGGGGAAACCCTCAGTCCACCCCCCACCCACAATCCAGGGGGTAAAGTATTGATCATTCCTAGGACCATTATTAAATACTGTGGAAGGGTAAGTTTGGTTAACCGTATCCTGAGAATAAAAGAAACTTGGGTTCGGGAAATTTTCTGGAGTAATAAAGGTTGGGACCTTTGGCGTTTGGCCCACTTGAGTACCAAAAAGATTAGCTAGAGAAGTGTCTGCCATTAAATTTCCATCTAAATATACAGAACATTTATCATCCTTAATATTAAAAGACATATGAATATGCATATAGTTACCCGAAACGTCAATGAATGATTTTGGGGTGGAAGTTTCTAAGCCCATACCATCATCATACGCTGCGGCTGAAGCATCATCATATACCACTAATTTTCTGAAACCGCTATTTGCACAATTTTCGTCCGTAGGAACAAACTCTACTGCACTCCCATTTACCGACATCGTAGGGGCAATAAAGAAGCAACTAGAAGCTACTGTATCAGATGTGTCGTAGAAGTTTGTATTAATTGCTGGTGCTGTATTGGTTCCAGGAAGAACTAAAGAGCTTGAGTATATAACAGGATCTCTAGTAAATCCTATCAACAAGCCTCTAGTACTGTTGCTTCCCTTGGCATCATACAAAGCACTTACACTTGGGGCTTCAATATCCCCTCCCGTATTTTCGTTTGCTAAAAGAATCTTATAATAGTTATAATCACCCCACTCCCCTTTATCTGGGTATAAATTCGGAACCCCAGACCCATAAACTTCCTTAAAGTCTCCGCTTGTACCATATGCAGGGATATGAACCCAACTTTCTATACTACACCCACTAGGGTTATAAAAAAGGTTTTGAAATTCCTGCGTAGGAGGTAAGCGTAAGGCCCCCGCTGTTTGCGCTAATTTAAAGTCTCCCCCGTTAACCCGAGCGAGACCCTTTAAGAGAGGGACCCCCAATCCCGAAGTGAAGATTGCTGGGGTGTTGCCTATAAGCTGACCATTACTTTCGGTTCCAATAGACGCGCAGTTCCAACTATCAAACACTGTAGAGTCAGGAGCTACTCCATCAGGCTTCAAGAAGTTATAAACCCCAAACAACCCTACTGTTTCAATCTGATCTGTAAGAGAAATGGCAGGAGCCTCAGTACTGGATATAGAATGATTAAATACAATAGCTCCTTTCCCTATAGGAGGAATCACTAAAGGCTGTAGAAGGACATTAGAACTCCTCCCATACGAAGTAACGTATACGGGGTTTATGGGAAGAACAACGTCTTTTACCTCACCTGCTCCAAAAGTTAACGCCTCTTGTTGAGATAAAGCTACATCAATACTAATAGAACTTAAATAAGAAAAATCATTAACGGGAATGGTTCCAGGAGCAAAAACCTGCTCCGAACCGAACAACCCAGGCCCTTTTACAGCGACCTCAATTTGTTTTTTTCTTTTGTTAATCTTGTTTTCAAATGTAGTGATAGTAGAATTTATACTTTTCTTTAAGTTAATAACGAGGGCTGAATCAGGGGTATATCCTGATGCTACAAGCTCTCCTACCTGTGCTGATAGGTCATAAACAAGCTTGTCCTTTTGTCCTTCTATAACATTCAGAAAATGATCTGCTGAATAAAAGGTTTTTATTGTGTCTGTATTATCAATGATATTAATATCAAAAACAGTATCAACATAAGTATTTAAACTTTCTAAGGAAACTAAGTCACCACGACCCCCTAAGTTAGGAGCATAGTCTAGTTTCCATTTTTCGCTATCAATAACAACCCCAATATCCGAGGCATCAGGAATATGCTTGCCATTATAAAGACGAGTTTGTGAATCAAAGTAAAGGCCATCTTCTGACAAAATAAAGGTTCCTTGCTTAGAAACAGGAGGGCCGTAAACCAAGCGGAAAATGGGCTCGTCTTGCTGAACTTCTTCATCCACAGCACGCTGTCTCTCGCGCAAGACGGTGCCTATATTTAAAATTAACTCGTCGCATTGATTAATAAATACTGTGGCGGCTTCCACCTGTTGTCTTGCCACCCCCAAAGCGGCACTTCTATACTCTTCGGTATACTGATCTTCGGCTCCTCCCCCAATACCTCCCGTTCCTGTAATCTCGGGAGGGCCAGTAGATTTAAGGAAATTTTCCATATCTCCAATACACTTAGCAATCTCCTCGTAAATTTCTATGCCTTGATTAACAAAAGATTCAATTTCTGATAAATAACTATTTATATAAGAAAGCTTTTGAAGGAACCCTAAGTCTAATCCAAACTTACTAGATCCCGACAAGAGCGATAATTTACCTGACCCAGAATCATATTGCATTAACCCCATATCATTAAAGAGGTCGCTGACTACGTTTCCTATAGCTTTACGAGCCGCTGATTTGCCATCGTTCGCTGCTTCAGCTAAAGTTCCCAATACATCTGAGCTAATCAAACCTAACGCCTGCACTCCAAAGTTAAGAATACAGGTGGGAATTCCGAAAGCGGTGTTTAGACTCGCTACGGGGTTAGTTAAATATTGTGGATTAAAAATTGCCATAAGATAAGTTAAAGTTTAGAACTGATGTTGTCCCCAAAAGTATAGTTGGTGTCCCAGCCATTACCAGAATCAAAAAAGCGAAGAGGGGGTCCAGTAACTTCCGCATCCATCTCAGCAGTAGTTTTCCTTATTCCCATATTTAGATTAGGATCGTTAACAGAAGAGTTAAGGTTTATCTTCCCAGGGAGACCCGTCTGAGAATCAACAGCCTTAATATTTACATTTGCTCCTACCATATTTATATCACCTGTGGATTTAATGTCAATTCCATTTTGTGCATAAAGGTGAATTTTATTATTACTTCTAACTTGGAACGAAGCTCCTGTGCTGCCGTCTGACTGTTGCGCTCCAAGACAATCAATAAAAACACCATTACCGTGATTACGAATAGAAATATCCCCCTTATCACTTTCTATAATAACATTACCTGACGATCCTTTATAAACGGGACCTACCCATACGAAGCCCACTCCAGGAACGAATGTAGGAGGAAGTACAGGAGTAGCATGAGATTGAGTAGAAGAGTTGGATATTACTAGATTAAGGCCATCCTGAATTCCCATTTTCATACTCCCCTCAGTTGATTGAACACTCACATTGCCTACGGCTTTTAGTAAGGCTCCCTCTGGTCCAACGGTTTCTAAATCAGAGGCAGCAGCTTTAGTATCCGTTAATACTAATTGAGATACGTTCCCCGTAGAATGTAAGTT